TCCCAATTCTGATTTCATTCTTCTATGCCTAACAAGCGGTGGCGATGTTCCTGATATTCGACGCTTTTTACCTCTTGAAAGCGCCGATTTTTCGGGATTATTCGCGACTGGGATTTACAAATCAAGTGATGGTTACGCTTCTGCCAACGATTTCAAGGTAGATCGTATGGAGGATGTGAGTACGTACAAAACATCCTTCTCTGGATTCACTTATGATTATACTGAGAATACATTTGCTGGTCTCTGCATGATGACGATTGTGACTAGAACACGTTCTCCTGTGATTGCCGGATTTCATCTTGCCGGACAAACGGGCACGAAACACAGTGCTGCTGGTGTACTTTCGCAGAAACAACTCGAACATGCTATCAGATCCATTCGCTCGAAGGGAGTTTTGGAATGTCACTCCAGTGGTGATATGCCTACTCTCAAATATGGAATCGATTTCACTCCCAAAGAGGATCCCCCTCCTCGGAATGCATCACGCTGGATGTCCGATGAGGGAGATCATCAACCTGTGGCTGAGGTTTATGGCGCCCATCCTATGGGGACCCGAACCTTCCATTCTGCTGTGACTCCGTCTATAATCACCGAATCTGTGGTTGAAGAAATGGATTTGCCCAAGCTGCATGGAAAACCGAGAGATATGAATTCGTATCGTCACTGGCAACGTGATTTGAATTTGATGTCTCATCCAACAGGGGATTTCTCGCCTAGCATTATGAAGTTGGCTCGTGATGATCTCAATGAGCATATATCCAAATTGTTTGTTGAACATCCCGAATACAAAGCTCTAGTGCATCCATATGCCAAAGATGTGGTTCTTGCAGGCATGGATGGCGTGAACTCAGTAGATCGAGTGAACATCGCAACTTCTATGGGTTTTCCACTGAACAAGCCGAAAACTAGTTTCTGTCGTGTATCTCATCGCAAGGTATCTGGAATTTCTGTTCCTCTGGACGTCGACGATTTCATTTGGGATGAAGTCGAACGTATGGAAGATGTGCTTGCTCGAGGTGAGCGCGTGAACACTGTTTTCCGCGGAAATCTCAAGGATGAAGCAACCAAGTTGACCAAGGATAAAGTACGTGTATTTGCTGGAGCAGAATTCGCTTTCACATGTCTTGCACGGAAGTACTTCCTCTCGATCATCAGATTGATGCAGAACAATTGGTTGCATTTCGAAAGCGCAGTCGGGATCAATGCTTTCGGGAAAGATTGGTCTACATTGGCTGAGTATGTCAAGCAATTCGGAGATGAACGCATGGTTGCAGGGGACTATGCCGCGTATGATAAACGCGTTTGCCCAGAGGCCACTATGGCTGCGTTCGATGCAATGATTCGTATCGCCGAACAATGTAGCTATGATGAACGTCAATTATGTATCATGCGTGGTATTGCGACAGAAATTTGTTTACCAATCTATGAGCTGGATGGAGTTTTGATCAAGATTTTTGGATCTAATCCATCCGGACATGCACTGACGGTCTTTATCAACGGGTTGCAAAACAGCTTATATCTTCGCTATGCATATTACGCTTTGCATGCTGGATCCAAGCCTCCACCATTTGCAATGAGGGTTGCTCTAATCACTTTTGGGGACGACAATCTCATGAGTGTGAGTAAGAGTGAACCCTTTTTCAACCACACATCTGTTTCCAAGGAACTAGCCAAAGTTGGTATTGTGTATACGATGGCTGATAAAGAGGCAGAATCTATTCCGTTTATTCCGTTTTCTGAAGTATCGTTTCTCAAGCGTGGATTTGTGTATGATAGTGATCTTGGCGAATGGTTAGCTCCTCTAGAGGAAGCGTCCATCAGCAAATCATTGCATAACTATATGAAACGTAAGGGGACCGATATTCTCCCCGCC